CCCTCCTATATCTAGGAATCACTGTACCCCTACATCTAGGATATGTCAACACATGGTTCCTGTCAATACCCATGTATTACATATATGGTAAAAATAAACTACGATCTCCAGTCCGACTGATCCCAGTTACCTTTGCCGTGATTGCATTCATGGCACAGGATTTGAAGGTTAGACAGCTCCAGCGCCAGTTCTGGGAATAGCTTGCGCGGTTTGATGTGATCCACATTCATGACCGCCCCAGTGGCCGGCGTAGCACCGCAGCACATGCACTTCGGCCCGTACTTCTTCAAAGCTTCCATGCGTACCTTGCGCCATTCGTAGGTGTTAAGGAAGGAATCATTGGCAACCTTGTCAAACCTGGCTTTCTTGCGCCTAGTTTTTTGCTTGTCCTTCTTTGTGGCCGGTGGAGCTTTCTTTGCGGTCATCTGTATGTGCGTCGCATTTTTGTCGCACCACTGGCTGTGACCAATATCTGCCGGGCGAGGGCGACCATCCTTGGCCAGCGCATCACAGACAAGATCAAACATACTGATCCCAGCTTTGTGATGGTAGCCAAGAACGTACGAGCAGTATCTGTGCATGGCCTGAAAAGAAACTTTACTCATATAAATTTGACAATATTGATGGCCGAATTTTCCACTTTCCACTTTCCCTACTATCTCAATATCCTGCTGGATAATCACACCTGACCAGAGGAAGGAAGGGTTCGTAGGGACAAAACTCACCTAGAGGCCATAGCTGGCACCTAGTGGCTTGCCCCTGCACATCTGACCGTCGGTCGGAATGGGCCTTTACGGGACACATGGGCATCTGCAAACTCCCACGCTTGAGGATTACGGTCTTTGCAAGACCCCCTTCTGCCGGTTCCTCACAGGCTTGCGCCTCACTCATGTCGGCTTGACTTGGGAAGGTTCCCCCGTAGTCTCTCAACGCAGTTACGGCGGCCTTTCGAGCGGTCTACCTGCGTCCAGTCACTCTCGGCTGGGTTCTGAGTCCCACTTGCCTCGCAGCAAACTTTGGTCTGCGATCCTGAAGAACCAATAAAAAAACCCTTAAGTCTTGGCTCTCCGTGTGTCGGGCACGTTTCCATTTAAGGAAGAGAACCAATACTTAAGGGTTCGGTGGTTGTCTCTGCCCGACACAGTGACACGCACATGATAGGACAGGAACAGAATCTATGCAAGCCCCGTCTTTCCGGGGTGTCACAGGTTTACCGGCCAAGGCTTTCCTGTACCTTCCGTTTCGTTCGAGTTTCGACTACCGGCCTCTATGTTGATCGTCACCAACACGACTGAGGACTGAACCCAAAGATTCCCGCCTGTGAGTCAACACTCAATCCTCATGCGTGTTGGCGCTAGACACCAACCGCTTTCTCTCGGCCGTGGTGCGTTCGGCCTTCCGACCAGCGCCTAGCTATTGCAATTATACAGGAACAATCAGTGGCAAAAAAGACCCCGGCACGGAGACCGGGGAAAGTCGCTGGCTCGCTTCAAAGCCAGGCTGCGAGAAACCGGAGGGTACTCATCCGCCTGCGAGGAGATTCACGGAAGGAGAGTGATACAGACGGACTTTCCCCTGACAAACACTACCACATCCAACAAAGACTGCAAGCACATGTGGAAACGTTTCCACCTTTGTCTACAATGCAACACATGGTTCCTGTTGTAAATTATCTGTTGACGTATCCTACATCTGGGGATAGTATAGGTTCTACATCTAGGGAGGGTGTATGGGTACAAAGAGATCCGAGTTCGATTGGCGTGACCATCTGAAGGTATACGACATCATTAAGCACAAGAAGAACGGCAAGATCAGGGTAATCAGAGAGGCTTACATGAGCTGCACGGTCAAAGACCGATTGGCGTCCGTGAAGGTTGTCAAGCAGCGGTGCTTCAAGACCAGCATGAATAGCCCGTACACCTACCTTGACCGGTGCTTGCTAGGCAACTACGTCAAGCTTGAAGTCAGGGCAAAACCTAATCCAGAGATCGACAATGACGCAAAGAAAATTTACGGCCAACACAAATACAGCTGCACAGACTTAGTGGGGATTCCATGATGTACGACCCAAGAAAGCTTCAGTGCTACACCATGGCTGCCCGTATGCGCGGGTACGCAGATGCACTGGAAGATGATCCACGGTATGAGGGGCTGGTAGACATGCTGATGAAAGCCGCAGGTCTGCTGGAGGGCGTCTGGGAAGAGTATCTGATGTCGGTGGAGGAGATATGACCGACCGCGAGTTATTCGAGATGGCGCTGGAGGCGTTGATGGCAATGCAGAGCTATGCGGCGGCAGAGAAAAAAGGGTTACGAATTTGCGATGAGGCAATAGAAACCCTCCGCGCAGCATTAGCGCAGCCAGAGAAGGAACGCGATAGGGGCGGTGCTTGTGTAGTAGTTAATGGCACCAGCGGGGTTTTTACAATTCATTTGCCTGGCAATCCTAGTGGTGGCGGTATCTCACCAGCACCACAACGCGAATGGGTTGGGCTGACGGATGAAGAACGAAACGAAATTATAAATTTCATTTGGATGCCGCTGAATAAGCTTGAAGCTGATGTGTCAATGACTATTAGCCGAGCTATTGAAGCTAAATTGAGGGAGAAGAATTGTGAATGAAATAAAGTCGGCGCAGGATGTTATTGAAGCCATTCGATTGTTGGCGGAAAAATGCGAAAAGCTTGAGGAGCAGACTTTTGCCCTCGAAAAAAAATGTGAACAGTTGAGATTAAAAATACTGCATGTTATGTGGAGTAGTACAGAATGAAACTAACTAACAAATTTAACCTGCCGCAGACGTTTGTCAACGTCATCACCCGGCCTACGTACAGCCGTGGCGACAGTGAGATCAGCGTCACAGAAATCCTGTCCCCGCCCCAGCTGGTGCAGCTACGCCGCCGGCACGCCGAGGATATCGAGGAGGATGCAGCTGACCGTGTGTGGTCTCTGTTCGGCAGCGCATGTCACAACATCCTCCAGCACGGCAAGGACGAGAACCATGTCGTAGAAGAGCGGCTGTTCACGACCTTCCAAGGATGGTCTATCTCAGGTGCTATCGACCTCCAGGAATACCAGCCCGATGGCACGGTGGTGATCAGCGACTACAAGGTCACATCAGCATGGGCAGTCCAGCAGGAGAAGACCGAATGGATAGACCAGCTCAACATGTACGCATGGCTGGTGGAAACCACGAAGTCCGTGTCTGTATCCGGCCTGAAGATCGTAGCTATCGTGCGGGACTGGAGCCGCAGGGAAGCAGCTGTCAAGGAAGGCTACCCGCAGGCACCTATCGTGGTGCTGGATATCCCACTGTGGGATCACGACACCCGCGAGAACTATGTCGGCTCCCGCCTGAACCTGCACAACGAAGCGAACTTTGCAGCAGTCAGCGGCAAGATGCCTGAGTGCACGACGGCAGAAATGTGGGAGAAGCCCACGACCTACGCTGTCATGAAGGAAGGCGGCAAGCGGGCGAAGAAAGTATTTGCCATCAAGCAGGAGGCCGAAGCGTTCCTGGCCGAACAGAAAGGAGCGCATTTCATTGAGACCAGAGAGGGCGGCAGGACTAGATGCGAGAGCTTCTGTCAGGTTGCACCGTTCTGTGATCAATTCAAAAACTACCGGAAGGAGCAGTCATGAAATACCTAATCGCTATCTGGGCAATCTCCGCAGCATCGTTGGCTTACGCAAGCTGCACTTATCACACGTACACGCAGAACGGCCGCATGATCACATGCACTACCTGCTGCTACGGCACCAGCTGCACGACCAACTGCTACTGAGGCGATCATGAAGATCAACGTCGAGATCGTTGATGCCACCCCGGAGCAGCTCGTTGTCTTGGCCAAAGCTCTTGGTGCAAAGATGCGCAAGAGCTACGGCAACAAGTCCGATGATGCGCCGTATGGCAAGAAAAAGGATGGCACACCACGCAAGAAGCCTGGACGCCCGGTCGGATTTAGTCCAAAGAAAAATGAGGAATACCTATGAAAGAAATCGCTTCAGCACTGGTCAAAGCGCAGAAGGAGTTCGGTCCTGCGCTAAAGACCTCTACCAACCCGCACTTCCGCAGCAAGTACGCTGACCTGTCAGCTTGCGTAGAAGCGGTCATCGATGCCCTCAACAATAACGGCATCTACCTGATGCAGCTGACAGAGCAGCACCCTGACGGCGTGGTTGTGTATACAACGTTTATACATGAGTCGGGTCAGCAACTGGCTGGCGGATCCTTGTTCATGCCAGCCAGCAAGGCCGACGCTCAAGGGTTTGGCTCTGCCCTTTCTTACGCCCGCCGCTACAGCCTGATGGCAGCCTGCGGCATTGCCCCGGAGGATGATGATGGAAACGCAGCAACAGCGTCTGCGCCGCCGAAAGCGGCTCCTAAAGCGCCGCCTGCGGCAGCACCGAAAGCCGTACCAGCGACGCCGCCCGCCCCCAAAAAGGTTGAGGGAAAGAATTCTGATTGGCAGCTCAAGGTCTCATCGGAACCCGAGACTAGCTTCGAAGATTGGCTCGCTGTGGTGGTTGAGCTTACGGTTACTGCACTTGACGCGGCGGCGAGCAGGGACGATGTGATGAACATCTGGCGGGTGAACGCCAACATCTACAAGCTAATCGAGCAGCAGGATCCAGAAGCGTATCAGTCTTTGGTAGATACCTTTGGCACATACAAAGGAGCATTTGATGGCAACTAAGTTTCCCAACTCCGGCCGGCTGAACTACAGCCAGCGCAAGGTCAACCCGAAATCGCCTGACCTGTACGGCGAGCTGGTGCTAGACCGCGCGTACGTCAAGACCTTGATGGAAATGACGGACGAGGACGAGCTTGTAGTCAAGCTGGACGGCTGGCAGAACGATGGCCAGTACGGTACGTACTTCAGCCTGAAGGTGAACACCTGGAAGAAGCCAGATGGAAACGTTTCCACCCAGCCGTCCAAGCAGGAGCCACCCGCTGAACCAGAGGACGTGCCCTTCTGATGGCTGGCAAGTCACCCACCCAGCGCAGCCTTGAGTATCTCCGGGAGCAGGGATACCACCCGGAGGTAGTCGAGCGGTTCAACAGTTTCACAAAGCAGCGCAAGGATCTATGGACATGGTGCGACATCTTGGCCATCAGAAAAGACGAGGTGCTGGCAGTGCAGGTGACAGACAGCACCAGTGTTTCCAAGCGGATACGGAAGATCCAAGAGTCTGACACCGTTGGAAAAGTGCGCGACGCCGGGATCAGAATTGAGGTGCATGGCTGGGGCAAGAACAGCAAGGGAAGGTACGTGTTGAGAGTGGAGGACATATCGTGAGCGACCACCCCAGTTTCGAGGCCGTCAAGGTAGGGATCAAGCAGGACAACTCTGGCTACATCCTTACCCTGCGGATTCACCCTGATGACCTGGATGAGCGGATCATGCGGGACTTCGTGGGCGCACGGTACATGACCGTCATGGTCAGGCTGAACGAGGACGAGAAGCCCATGAACCGCGAGCAGGAGCTGGCCAAGGACATGGTGCGGGTATCAGGGATGCTGTGCAGGGATTCCAAGTTCTGGGATTTCCTGCACGAATCAAACGAGATTATTGAGAAATCAGAAAAGGAGGCCACGACATGGCTGAAGGGGTATTTGCACGTAGAAAGTCGAGCCGACATAGCAAAGAGTCAGAAGGCGGTGGAAAAGATGCTGGGTCTAAAGCAGGAGTTCGCGTCATGGAAGGATCGAAACGGCTAGTCCCGTACTCGGTCTACCTGTCTGAAGAAGTCCACACCGCACTGAAGGAGAAGGCTCGCAGCCGGCAGGCCAGCAAGATCGTGCGCGATGCCATCACCATGATCCTGGAGGGCGGAGACCAGTTCTCCAGCGGATACAAGCAGGGACTGCGGGATGCTATGGACATCATTCACAAGGACGAGCTGGCTGGAAGCGTTTCCATCAACGAGCGCAAGGTGGCAGATCACTTGATCGACCAGCTAGAGGGGATGTTGAATGAACAGGGATGACATTATCCGCATGGCGCGGGAGGCTGGGCTAATGCTTGGTTCCGAGCAATTGCCATGGGGTGTTGAACGCTTTGCCGCCCTAATCGCAGCAGCCGAGCGAGAACGAGTCGCGGGATATATGACGCGCCGAGGGTTTAAACCAACCAGCACAAACGATATTGTTGAAATGCTTGAAGAAATGTTTTGGTTTAGCGAAGAGAGGTTTTTAAAGTCTGTTCGCACTCAGGTTGTTGGCGACGCTCTGGTTGCCGCAGTTAAAGCCGAGCGCGAGGCGTGTGCGAAGGTGTGTGACGAAAAGGTCAATGCTGAGTACGCAACTGGCAAAGTAGATCACAACGAGATGGGCTGGACACAAGCCTGCGCTATCGCTATCCGCGCAAGGGGGGAATCATGAACCAGCCTTGGCATGTTCGACTTGGGTGGTGGCTGTGCGAAAAGATCGGCCACCCATTTCCGCAGCGGGGTTGGATCTATGACGGCCACTACCACCGTGACTGCCGCTGGTGCGGTCGAATCGTGAGCGAACCTATCCGCGCAAGGGGGCAGGGATGATTGACGGACGGCCCACTATCATGATCGGCACTCCCGCGTATGGCGGTGCCATGTTCATGGAGTACGTAGACAGCCTAGCTAGAAACCTGTCCTTCCTTGAGCAGAAAGGTATCCGCACCCGCTGGCAGTTCATGAACAAGGAAGCCCTGATCACTCGCGCCCGTAACGAGATCGTGCGGTACTTCTTGGACGAGACTCAGGACGACTACCTGATGTTCATTGATGCCGACATCTGGTTCCCGACCGACGGTATCTACCGCCTGCTGGAGCATGGCAAGGAAGTAACCTGCGGCGTGTACCCCAAGAAGTTTCTGTTCTGGGACCGCATCCGGGAGGCAGCCCTGCGCGGCGAGAAGGACATTGAGAACTTTGGTTGTAGCTACGTCTTGAATGCCGTGGCTGACGATGGCGACCGTGTTCCGCTGAACGACGAAGGGCTGGTAGAAGTCCTGCACGGCGGCACAGGGTTCATGATGATCCACAGAAACGTGTTCAAGGCACTGCGATTCAAGGTTCCAACCTATCGCACCAGCTTGATCACAAACCCGGCGAACGGCCAGTTCCTAGCACCGCTCACGCGCGAGTTCTTTGGCACCAGCATTACCGAGCTTGGCCTGCTGTTGTCAGAGGATTATCACTTCTGCGAGTTGTGGAAGAAGGAGGGAGGTAAAATCTTTGCCGATCCAACAATTGAGCTACGGCATGTTGGACAACACGTATATGCCGGCGACCTGATGCGGGCTGGCAGGAATAACACGTAGGAGGCAAAGATGCTGAGAGATGGAAAGTTCATCAAGGAAGATCCGCCGAAGATTGGTTCTGCGTACGTTGCACCTTTCTACCGGACGGTGAGCGACGAGGCTCCGACAGTGGAGTACACCAGCCGCTGGCAGCACATCCACGAGAAGTACCTGTCATCCATCGATGTTGGCGCGTGGATCATCCTGTTCTACACAGCCATAGCGGTGGCGCTGACTATTCTGCGGGCGATGTTTGACTGGCTGTTTAGATGAGTCGGAAGCTCTTTGAGCTGGCCAATGCAGCCGCAGAGGAAGAGGGACTGGTGTACGCCCCTGACTCAGCGGCCATGGCTTGGATGCGCAAGTTCTCGAAGATGGTGGCAACACAGGAACGGGAAAGATGCGCGAGAGTATGTGAGGAGATGGGCAGCCCAGACATAGCGGCGGCCATCAGGAGAGGAGAAGAATGACAACACTACGAGAAGCGGCGCAGATGGCGCTGGATGCGTTGGAAGCAGAGGCAATTCCTACGACATATTGGGAGCAAACAATCACAGCACTCCGCGCAGCACTAGCGCAGCCAGAGCAGGAGCCAGTGGCGTGTGACTGTGATAGTCCAGCATGGTGTAAGCAATACAACAAGTGCAACCGTGTGATGCTCGGGATTGAACCTTATGTAGCCCCACCACAGCAGTTAGAGCAGGAGCCAGTAGCGTGGATGCACAACTTTATTGACGAGGTTGTCATCGCCCATCGCCCTGCGGATTTAGATCGGCATCCTGACAGGTGGACACCTCTGTATAAAGACCCAACACCATGCCAGACCTGTGAGTCCTTAGCTCGTACCGTGATGATGGATCAAACATATCATGACAGCATAATGGCACAGCACCGCAAGCCACCAACTCAAGACCTAAGCGCACCGCTGACGGTTAATGGCGTTCCTATGTATCCACAGCGCGAATGGCAAGGGCTGACGGATGAGGAAATAGACGAGATCAAATGGTCATACGCAGTGGTAGATGAAGAATGTGTACGCGCCATCGAAGCCAAGCTGAAGGAAAAGAACAGCAAATGAGAGTCGCAGTCCATAACCACTACGAGTTCATTACGACCAATGGCTACCTGTTCAAGAACCAGAACAGTGACATCGGCCACAACTTGCTGAAATCTTGGAACGAGCTGTACAAGCTATGCACATCCACCGGCATCGAGCTGTACACCCTCGACCAAGTAGACCCGCATGTCGTAGACCTCGTGATCTACATGGATCGCCCGCGCGTCGAGCCAGACGTGCCAGGTTCCAGCAAAGTCCTGATTCTGTACGAGCCGCCACTAATCCTGCCAGACAACTGGGACGAGGCTTACCACGACCAGTTCAGCCGAGTGCTGACATGGGATGACAAGCTGGCCATCAAGAAGGGCTACGAGAAGCACAACTTCACCGTGGACTGGAAAGACCGCTGGCCGTGCGAGAAATCGCGGGGAGACTTCTTCACCCACAAGCTGGCAGTCATGATTCAGACCGCCAAAAACATCCCCGGCAGCCTGTATGAGAAGCGCATCGAGCTAATCCAGTGGTTCAAGGACAACGCCATCTTCGACCTTGACCTGTACGGACGCGGCTGGGATATCAGGACAGTTCCGTTCTACAAAGGAATTACCAATCACAAACTCAAAACCTATAGCAATTATAAATTTGCCATTACGTTTGAGAATACGGACACTGCTACTGGATACATCAGCGAGAAGATACTGGATGCCTTCATGGCTGGAATCGTGCCTGTGTACTGGGGAGCGCCCAATGTCCACGAGCACATCCCGCCCGAATGCTTCATAGACATGCGGCAATTCAAGTCATACAAGGAGCTGCATAACTTCCTGCGGGACATGGACTACACAACGTACTGCGGATACCTAGAGGCAATCGACAGTTTTATCCGGTCAGACAAGGCAAACCAGTTTGACTGTGACGAGGAAGTGAAGCAGCTGTACAAGCTAATAGAGGAGCATAGATGAGTTTATCCGTGGCAGTAGTCACCAGCACACAAGGCAGATCAACTATAACAAGGGCTATCAAAAGTGTTCAGGATCAAACTAGGAAGGCTACGCATTACGTATTCATCCACGGTGCAGACTATTCCGACAAGACCATCCCTCATCTGGCGGATGATACGGTCGCCGTTCACCTACCTCGCGCTAATGGTGGCGGTGGTTATGGCATGGCTCCTGTTTTTGCTCTGGCTCCCTACGCCATCGACGAAGACATCATCTGCTACCTCGATGACGACAACTGGTACGAGCCTGACCACATCGAATCGCTGGTCGGCCTGATAGAAAAGCACGACCTCGGCTGGGCGTACAGCCTGCGCAAGATCGTGGACAACGACGGCAACTGGATATGCGATGACAACTGCGAGTCGCTTGGCTGTCACCCAAACTCACATGGACATTACCTTGTGGACAACTCTTGCTACGTGGTCAGGACGGAGGTTGCCCGCAAGCACAGCCATGCGTGGTACGTCCCAATAGTGTCAGACCGCAACTTCCAAGCAGAGCTGATGCGCAACAGGATTCGCGCCGGCACAACTGGCAGACATACCGTCAACTACCGTCTTTCCCACGACGGCACGGGCGGGATGACGAAGGAGAAATTCATCGGCAATAACGAGTGGATGCAGCAGAACCGCCCCGGCTTTGAGTGGGCTAAACAACAAATCTTTAACTTCTAGGAGATTCACATGGCAAAACTCTTTGTATCAGTACCTATGTACGGTGGCCAATGCTACGGCTACTTTGCACAATCCATGATGCAGCTACAGAACATCCTGCGGGACAACAAGGTGGACATGGCTGCCAGCTTCCTGTTCAACGAGTCCCTGATCCAGCGTGCCCGTAACGCCCTAGCCCACGGGTTCCTGAAGACAGACTTTACCCACCTGATGTTCATCGATGCTGACATCCACTTCAACCCGGCTGACATCTTGCCGATGATGCTGGCAGACAAGCCCATCATCTGTGGCATCTATCCCAAGAAGGAAATGAACTGGACACAGATCCATGCTGCTGCTCTGGCCGGCGTACCTCCGCACGAGCTGCGCAAGTACAGCGGATCCTTCGTGGTCAACTTGGTCAACTACCAGAACGAGCAGCGCGTAGACCTACAGCAACCCGTGGAAATCTGGAATGGCGGCACTGGCTTCATGATGATCAAGCGCGAAGTCTTCGAGCAGCTGCGTGACCACGTACCCAGCTACATCAATGACACCCATGACCTCGGTGGAAACATTGGCAACGAGCGTATCCATGAGTTCTTTGCTACCAGCATTGAGCCGATAGGCGAGCGCCTGCTGTCCGAGGACTACCACTTCTGCAAGATCTGGCGCGAGAAGTGCGGCGGCCAAGTCTGGGCTGCACCGTGGGCTACTCTGTCGCATATCGGCACCCACAAGTTCGACGGCATTCTGACCGAGAAACCCCAGCCTCCCCAGCCTAAAGCCGAGGAAGTATGAGCCAGGTGTTCATGCCCGGTGAAACTTTCATCCCAGCCTCCGGTCAGGTGATCGGAGACCGGGAGAAGGAGCTGATGCACAAGGCCGTGGACAAGGGCTGGCTCACGGCCAGTTCCTTCAACCGCGAGTTCGAGGACACGCTCACCCGCTGGCTTGGCAGCAAGGCGGTCAGAACTGTCAACAGCGGCAGTTCTGCCAACCTTGTAGCCTTCATGGCACTGACCTCCCCCAAGCTGGGAGACAGGGCTATCAAGAAGGGCGACGAGGTGATCAGCGTAGCCTGCGGATTCCCCACGACGATCAACCCCATCATCCAAGCTGGCGCGGTGCCGGTGTTCTTGGACATCAACACGACCCTGAACATCGCCACCAAGGATCTTGAGTCAGCGATCACGGAAAAGACCAAGGCCATCTTCATCGCCCACACCATGGGCAATCCCTTCAACTTGGAAGAGATTGCGGCGCTGGCCAAGAAGCACAACCTGTGGCTGATCGAGGACTGCTGTGACGCGCTGGGCGCACGCTGGCGCAATCAGAACGTCGGCACCTTCGGGGACTTGGCTACCCTGTCTTTCTTCCCGGCGCATCACATCACGATGGGCGAAGGCGGGGCGGTGATTATCAACAACACCAAGCTCACCCGGCTGGTAGAGTCCTTCCGGGACTGGGGCAGGGACTGCTGGTGCGAGCCTGGCAAAGACAACACCTGCAAGCAGCGGTACTGCCAAGAGTTCGAAGGACTGCCGTACGGCTATGACCACAAGTACGTGTTCACGCATCTTGGCTACAACCTGAAGATCACAGAGATGCAGGCCGCGTGTGGCGTAGCGCAGCTGGAGAAGCTGGACTACTTCATCTCCATGCGCCGGGCTAACTATGCCTATCTGGCCAACCGTCTGTCCAACTACGATGAGTTCTGGATGCCGACGGTCTACCCGGACGCACAGCCCAGCTGGTTCGGGTTTCCTATCACGCTATCGACGGAGGCCAAGTTCCAGCGGCAGGATCTGATCCTGTTCTTGAACGGCCACAACATCGGCACGCGCCTGCTGTTCGCTGGTAACGCTACCAAGCAGCCGTTCCTGAAGGGGCAGAACTACCGCGTGCACGGCAGCCTAGAACATACGGACTATGTGATGCACAACACGTTCTGGCTGGGCGTGCAGCCATCCTTGACGCAACCCATGCTGGACTACGTGTGCGACACCATCGACAAGTTCATGAAGGAGTACCGATGAGAGTAGCTGACTGGATAGCCGAGTACCTGCACAGCATAGGCGTGCGCCGCGTGCATGGTCTGATGGGCGGAGGAGCAGCCGGCTTGAATGACGGCTTCATCAAGCACCCCGGCATCGAATACATCTGTTACCACCACGAGCAAGGAGCAGGACATGCCGCACTCGGAGAAGCAAAGTACACAGGTAAACTGGCCGTTGTTAATCCTACAACTGGCTGTGCTGGGACTAACTGCACTACCAGTGTCCTTAATGGTTATCAGGACGGTGTTCCTGTTCTTTTTCTATCGGGCAACGTAAGGCTGGATAACACCGCCCGCTGGGTCAATCAGAAGAGCAGCGTCAACATCCGGCACTACGGGGCGCAAGAGCATGACATTGTAAAAACCATGCGCTCCATAACCAAGTTTGCATATTTCGTAGAGTCGGGTTCTGAGGTTCCTTTCGTCTTGCAACACGCAGCTCATCTGGCCACGACCGGGCGACCAGGCCCAGTTTGGGTAGACATTCCTGCCAACATACAAACAGGGAATATTTTTGGTGAGATTCAGTACAAACCTGTTATGGCTGAAATGGAGGACTTTAAACCTATTCATGCCGTTGGTGTCTTGACCCAGATCTGCCGAAGCGAGCGACCGCTAATTGTTGCGGGCATGGGTATTCGGCAGGCCAATCGTGTGGCTGAGTTTATGCAGTTTGTAGAGAAGTACCAGATACCGTTTGTCACCACCTACGGCGCACAGGACTACGCACCATACGATCACCCGCTGAACATTGGCACGCCGGGCGTCAGGGGCAACAGGGCTGGAAACTTTGCCATGCAGAATGCTGACCTGCTGCTGTTCCTCGGCACCTCGCTGGGCAGCCCGGTCGTAGGCTATGACCCCAAGCAGTTCAATCCCACGGCCTACAAGATCTACGTGGATATAGAACGGGACGAGCTGAACAAGAACATTATCCCGGTTGACATGAAAATACATACAAGCATTCAGAACTTCTTTGGAGCCATGCTATGACGCGGGAAGAATGGGTAGCAAAGTGCCAGCACTGGAAAGCCAAGTGGCCAGTCATGCAGCCAGAATATTTGGACGACACCAACGGCTTAAATATATATGCCGTACTCGAAGCTATCCACGAGTACAGCCCGGACGATGCCGTCATCATGGGCGACGCCGGCAGCGCGTTCTATATGATCCCGCAGGCGTACAAGATCAAGGCTGGCCAGCGTCTAGTACATAGCCAGTCTCAGGGCGACATGGGTTGGGCATTACCAGCAGCGATTGGCGTGGCCAAGGCCGGTGCCAAGAACGTCATCTGTGTTGTAGGCGACGGCAGTTTCATGTCCAACGTACAGGAGCTGGCCGTAATCCGCGAGCACAACCTTCCCATTAAGATCATCATCCTGAATAACCGTGGGTATCTCAGTATCAAGAACACGCAGGAAAAGTTCTACGGCAACGTGCATGGCGTGAACAGTGAGACAGGTCTATGGTTCCCAGACTTCCTTGAGATAGCCGAGACATTCAGAATCTCTGCAACCAAGACTTGGAGTATTCCCACTATGCACAAGCACTTCCGATCCGTATTCACAATGACAGCTCCGCACATCGTAGACGTAGTATGTGCAGAGAGTCAGCAGATCCTGCCCTCCCAGTCCTTCAAGGATGGCAAGCAAGCGCCGCTTCATGACATGTATCCGTTCCTGTCTGATGAGGAGCTGGCATCCGAGATGGTGCAGCCATGAAGATAGCTATCCTTGGAGCTACCAGCCAGATTGCCAAAGACCTGATCCTGTCCTTCAGTGATGAGCACCAGCTTGAACTGTTCTCCCGCCAGGCTACAGCCATGGGCAGGTGGATGGTAGAAAACAACCTGCGTAACTACAGCAGCCGCACGTACTTTGACTTCCCAGCCAGCACCGGCTTGGACGCCATCATCAACTTCGTGGGAGCGGGCAACCCTGAGCGGGTCAAGAAGATGGGAGCCAACATCTTCAACATCACGGAAACGTTTGACCGCATGGCCATGGATTACTTGGAGCACAACAAGAGCTGCCTGTACATCTTCATGTCTTCCGGCGCTGCGTTTGGTGACAACTTCGCCACGCCCGCAGATGTACAGAAGACCTGCGTGCTGCCGATCAATAACCTTCAGCCTGAGAACTACTACGGCGCTGCCAAGGCCATGGCAGAGATCCGGCACAGAGTATCTGACAGGAACATCATCGACCTGCGCCTGTTCAATTACTTCAGCCACACTATCAGCCTGAAGCATCGGTTCATGATTACGGACATGATCCGCTCCATTCAGGAGAACGTGCCCTATCGGGTTGACCGCAACCAGATTTTGCGCGACTACATTGGCCCGCTGGACTTCTACCAGATGATTAACGTGCTGCTGTCCACCGACAATATCAACACAGCCATCGACTGCTACAGCCGGCAGCCAATCAGCAAGGACACCCTGCTGACCAAAATGGCGGAGCGGTACGGATTACAGTACGAGACCACCGGTTACCAAGCTGGAATGCCTACCACCGGCATCAAGGAGAAGTACTACTCCACCAACACGGCGGCGTACGCACTAGGATATCGGCCCACCCTGACCTCGCTGGAGACTATCTTCATCGAAGCAGACAAGATCCTGAAATAGCATGTGGTGCCCATCTTGTGACAAACCTACGCAGGTGACTGACACCCGCAAGTACCGGGACATTACCGGCACGTTTGACTTTGTTCACCGCCAGCGCGTCTGCCGGCACTGTGATCACAAGTTCCTGTCTATCGAGATACCGCAGGAAGTCTGGGAGAAGCACTACAAACTACCAAAGAAATACAGGCAAGATGAAGAAAACAATTAAGGAGTACATGAGCGAAGTAGCCGAGATTGGTTGCGTTCTCTGCCACCATCTTGGCTACGGTCACAGCCCTGCCCACTTGCACCATCCTCGCGACGCGGCTGGAGGAGCACAGAGGGCTTCTGACTGGCTGGTGATTCCACTCTGCCCGGAGCACCATCAGGGACAGAGCGGATACCATGGGTTAGGAAGCAGGGGGTTCTATACACGGTACAAGCTCACAGAGTGGGACTTGATGGCCATGACTATTGAGCGGCTTCATACTGCTTCTTGACCATCAGCCTTGCCTCCTCCATCTGTCGGGCAATCTCACCGATGATGATCTTCATCCGGTCAATCTCTTCCTTCTTCTGAGCGCCGGTCATGTTCTCGTCGTTGCGGATAGCCTGAATTGCCTGACGCATCTTGGCCATATCCTTGGACGCATTGTCGTAGAACTTGGCCATGGCAATCTTGTCACCCTTCTCCTTCAGAATCTCCTGCACCTTGTCTGCCTGACCTAGCTGGGCAAAGTGCCGCATGTCAGCGTACGCTTGGCTAATCTCCTTGTTGTTCTCGTAGAAGGCCGTGACGTACTTGGACTGCGTAGACGGTAGCGACTTGATGAAGCCCATGGACAGGGTTTCCTTCCAGTCATTATCCGGGTATGCGGAGTTGGAGAACGGCTGCACAGCGTAGTGAGACGCCCACGATGCAGTGCCGCCGAGCCAGCCAAAGTACGCCTTGATGGCATAGTCAGCTTGAACCGGCGACAGCTCGGCAGACTCTGGCAGGAATACGTTGCCAACCTGCGAGAGAGCCTTGGCCAGCGGGCTAGTCTTCTCAGCCACACGCTGTTCCTTGGACAGGCGCTCCATGCCGGCAGTCTCAATAGGCGCACCGGTAAAGCTGTCCTTGTTAGCGTACAGATCTACCAGCGGCTTGATCATCTGCGGGATGGGATTGATGGCAAAGGTATCCGTTAGCATACGCTTCAAGCTTTGCTCGAAGACCTTACCCTCCGCGCCTTGATCAAAAATCTGCTCTGCCACGCGCTCGGCCATGGTGCCCATAGCGCCAATCTCAAATGGCTTGGGAACACGCAGTGCGTCATCCATGCCTGGTAGCCTGAACCACCAGAAATTATCCCGATCCCACTGCTCGCGTTTCTTGAACTCGTCGTCGTCCTTGTATGCCATGTACAGCATCAAGGAAGCCAGCGTGACAGCGCCCATGACGATACTGAACTGCTGGGCCTTCTGCTTGTCTGTCAGCTCAATGGGCTTGCCGGTAACGGTGTTGTAGACGACCCGGCCGGTAGGAATGATGCCGTCACGGCCGAGCTTGTACAGACCCTGCACGCGGGCATTCAGGAACGGCACAACCTGCGTCACCAACCTGAACGCTGGCCACGCTCCCTGCATGGAGAAGTCCAGCATGTCGCGGGCGTAGAACGACGCCTCAAGGTGGCTCTTGCCCTGCTTGCGCAGCTGGTTGTACAGCGCCATGCGGTTAGCCGCCTCGGACTTGTTGCCCCAGTCTTGGTAACTTTTCCACGCCTTGCGCAGGCCAGCTTCGATCTTCTTCTCGTTATCCAGAATGTTGTCGCCGCTGACGCCCTTGTCCAGCAGCTTCTTAATCATCTTGGCTTGGTCACCTTCGTAGGCAGAACCAAAGTTGAAGATCGCACCGCCAGCCAGCGCCGAGATATGCGCAGGGTTGTCCTTGTTCGTGGCAACCCAGCCGTCAATCACGTTGGCAAACGGGTTCTTCTTCAGATCAGACACCGCCATGGCCGAGATGGAATCACGGAACAGGTTGCGGATCTTGAACCCTGGAGCCAGCGTTACGCCAAACTGAAGCATGTTCTTGAAGTCGCGGGCAACGTCCAAGAACTTGGACTTCGGCCCCATGTAGCCGATAGACATAATGGATTCAAGCAACATCGGGTCGATGACCTCGAAGTACGCCGGCTTGCCATCAATCATGGTCTTGACCATGCCCTTGCCGCTGGTCGTGTACTGAGGCTTCAGCTTGCCGTCGCCAACAATCTTGCCCGTCTTGGCGCTGTAAACTTTTCCATCGCGCCAGTCCAGTCCCACCTTCAGATTAGGATACGCCGCGCCAATATCCAATGAAGCACGCATGGTTGCGTTGGCAGCCTCGTTCTTCATGGCCGCAGACAGGATGTGACTCCAGTTGCGCAAGGTGTTTTCCATCAAGTCACCAAACGGTTTCTCACCGCCCTTGAGCGCCTTGGAAAAGTACTGGCTTACCAGACCTGACTTTGTGGCCGCACCTTGCACATCGCCGTTCTCGTCCATGACTTTGTAGAACGGAATGTAGTTGATGTCCCGGGCGTAAACCTTGTACGCCTCTTTGTCAATGATGCCCTGCTGGTAGGCAATCTTGAGCACGGACTTGTTCAGCTTGTTCATATCCTGCTGAACCTGGCGGTACACCTCTATCCGCGGCTTGCCATTTAACGTGCCGGCAGCAAGCTCATTCCTGCGGGCAACGATATCTTTCTTAACCGACGGAGCTTTGCCTTCGCGCACCAGCTGGGCGTCACGGTTCAAAGCTACCCAGATCTGATAGCGGTCAACCTCTGCACCGACTGGCTGCATGGCCTGCATTAAGCCCTTGGTGTCCTTGGCAATATCCAAAGCGCCGTCAGTCAGCTTGACCTCGCCATTGAAAAGGATGCCTTCCAGCGCACCGTCCACAGTCTTGGACATGCGGGCTTTCATGTACGCCTCTTCGCTGATATCTTTGATGGAGCGGTACTGGTCTGCTATGCCCTGCGCAAGTTTCTGCCAAAAACCATCACGCATCCCGTCAATCTTGTCGATGACAGTCTTTTTCTCGGGCGCAAAAATAGGCTTGAGCGCATCGTACAAATCATCGGACACGCCTTCAAACTGACTCTTTGCCAGCTTGCGCTTTTGCAGAACAGCCTTAGCCTTTTCCTTGGCGGCCTCAACTTTGCTAGGCTTTCCTGCCTGCTCAAACAGCGCGCCTTGCACGGGCGCTTCGTCCGGCTTCACGCCAAAGCTGTACTGCTTGGAGATAATCTTGTCGCCCACGACGTTCACATCTTCGTCGAGGATGGATTCCGTAGTCTTGACCAGTTGATCCAGTGCGGTCAGGTATGGTTTTGTAACATTCAAGACTTTACGGATAAGCTCTACCAGCTTGTCCATCAATGTCTGGTCGCCAACCTTAATCTCTGACAGGAACTCCTGCATCTCTCTGTCAGCAATACCCCATGCCACTAGCTCATCTGGCCCAGCAAGCGCGTTGTTTTCACGGTTGTACATCTTTTCCATGAAAGGCGTCATGCGCCCAGCGCGAACCTCTGTGTTGAAGTGCGTAACAACTTTGTTGAATAACCCCCGCAGCTCTTTAACTATCGGATCATCGTCCTTAAGTACATTGATCTGACCAACAGTGGCGGCGTGCAAAAGCTCGTGCAGTACTGTGATATACCGTGTGCCCGGAGGATAGCCAGCTTGGTTGTCCACAACAGCATCACCATTCAAGGTGATCTTGATGGACGCCATCATTTGCTCGCCACGCTTGCCGAAGTCGTACTCTGTCAGCCCGCGCGCAGACCGCATCTTGGCCGGCCTTGTTTCCCCACCAACAACCTCAAAGTCAAGCTTGATGCCGCGCTTGGCCATGCCGTTCAGGCGATTGGAAACCTTCTGCGCGATGACTTTGGCAAACTCGTTTGGCGCATTATCAACAGCCCACTGAGCCGCCTGAATCATCGTTTTTCCGGTCAGATCTTTTTCTATGCGAGCGTGTTCTGGATCTTTGTTGATAACGAGCCTTTGTGTTTCCGGCAAAACACCTCTGGCCGCTTGCTCAGGCTCAACTATTTCTTGTTGATCTGGGAAATACTCCTCTTGTGGAACGGCAGCAACTTCTTCTGTCGGCATGGTTACAGGCTCTTCCATGCCAACAAACCCTTCTTCGGGCGCTAGTTGTTCTGCCTGCGCTTTACGTTCCTCTGGTGTCAGTTTGCTGATTTCTTCTTGTGCAATCTGGGGAGACTTGAGTTCTGATATGCGCTGGTCTATTTGGGACAGCTGCTCACCAAGATCATCAAGCTGGCGCTGGGTATCGTAGCCAAGAATCTTTGCCCGCGAGTCTTGCGCCTGCTCTGTGCGCAACAGATCTTTGACGTACTCGGTCGCCTCTTGCTCATCAAATGTGCCAGCGTCGTGCCTCATTTCTGGAGGCAGCCAAGTATCCAACATGCCGTCAGCAATCATGTCTGACAGCGGCGTAAACCTCTTGCCTTCCTTGGCAACAAGGTACGCCACAGACTTTTCCGGGCTGATGTCGTAGACTTCATCCGGTCCAAGCCTGCCCTTCAGGAATGTCTTCAGGTCATTGGACTTGTCCACAGCACTGCCGCGCAGCGAGCGCATCTGTTTGTCAAGTTCGTTGGCCTGTTTCGTCAAGTCCTTGATCTCAAGATCAGCCTCGGACTTGGGCGCTTTCAGTTCCTCCAGCTTCATCGTGGCACGGCGGAAGTCAGCCAGTGCTTGGTTGATGAATGCCGTAGTCTCGTCCTCCGGGATCACGCCGGTTTCCATCTGCTTGCGCAGCTCTACCAGTTCTGGACGCACCTCCTCGCGGGCGCGGCGGATGCCATCCATCAGCATGTCCATCTTCAATCCCTGCAACTCTTGGATACGAGCCTGTGTTTCTGGTGACTTTGGCTGCTGCTTCAGATATTCAACCTCTTGCGTCGCCTCCGCATAGCTGGGCGCAGGACGCGGCATCTCTTCTGCTGTAGGTTGCTCAAAATCCCCCCGGCGCTCAACTGGCTGCGGAGCATACTTCTTCTGGAACTGTTCTTCCTCATACCGAGCCAGATCCTCGCGGGTCATGGCCACAGAACCATCTGGCAGCGCGACGGGCGTAAACGCACCCTTGCCTTCCAGCAACAGCGGGATTTCCTTTTCTTTAACCTTTTCCGGTTGCTTTTCAGGTGGTAACGTTTCCACCTGTTGCCTACGTGATAACCCGGCAGCAGTACCAAGGCCCATGCCGCCCACCGCAGCCATACCCATGGTCTCGCCCAAACCTTCTGTCAGGCTGCGCGATGGATCTACCTGCTGCATGGCAAAGTTCTGAGCTACCTTGCCGCCGCCTTCTTCAATCATCTCGCTGACGGTCTCGCCAGCGCCGCCCTTGACTGCGCCCATCAAGCGACTGCCCTTACCCGGCACCTTGGCCATGGCTTCTTCGATCGCTCGCCCGCCCGGCAGTCTTTGTGCCAGCGTTGATATCACTGCGGCAGCTGCGCCCGTAGCGCGGGCATATCCCAGCGCACGACCAGCAGCCTCTTCCTCCGGCACACCCCTAGATACCATCTCTTTGTACAACTGCTCGTACGCACCAGCGCCGATGTCTGCACCCTGCTGGACTGCGCCAGTACCGATTGCGCCACGCACAGCGCCGACCGTCATGCCAGCAGCAGAAAGGCCGCGAGCTACGGCAAAACCTGGGATGAGATTGGGAGCTTGTTCTGCGATGAAGTTGGACAGCAGAGCAGGATCCTTGATGGTTTCCATGAATGCCGTAATGCCGGCTTTGACCTGCCCCTCTTTCCCAGCCTCTGCAATCTTGGCCGCACGCTCTGCCTCGCGACGCTTCAGCTCCTCCGACTTCATGGCCTCGCCGGTCTCACGCAGCTCGCGTCCAACCTTGGTCAGCCCGGTATCAGAGAAGTCGCCCGTGGCCAGCCCGTACAGTTGGCCGGGCAGCTGGGCAAGCGCACCCACGCCAGACACAGCGCCAGCACCAATATCCTTGGCGGCCTCAACAAACGTACGCTCTTTGGGTGGCGCAGCAGGAACTTCTGCTGGTTGGGAAGCCATAGCCGAGCGCAGAGCATCAGCCAGAGCCTGAGCGGCCTGCTTATCTCCCGCGTTGTGTGCGTTTAGAAAGGCGCGTTCAAGCTCTTGTACCGTTGCCATTTATTGTCCGCCGTACTGTTGCAGTGCTTTCTGTGCTTCTGGGCTAAGTTTAAAAGGATTGGGAGCTTTGTCCGTCGTTGGGACTTGCCCCATTCTCATGGGGTCAGCCTGCATCATTTGCCGTGCTAGCGCCTGCTTCTGCTCCAAAGTCTTACCGGCATTCATCGGATCATTAGCAATGATCTTCATGGCTTCTTCATAGCTCATGATGTTCTGCGGCTTGCCAGCCCCACGGATGCGCTCAATGTCGCCCATGAATTTGGCAGCCGCTTCTGGACCTTCTTTGGCCAGAATATCGTGGTATCTACCAAGCAGGCGCTCTGTCTCACCGGGCTTACCAGCTGTGGCCGCATGAATCTGGGCAACCTTGATCTGGTAATCGCCGCTCATCTTCGCAACTTCCAAGGCCTTCTTGGCGTTCTCGTCGATACCGTACTTGGTGATGAACAGATCGGATGATTTCTCTGCTGCCTTGTTGTACTGGTCAGTCTGACGAACCTGAAGCTCTTCCAGCTTATCCTGCTTGGCTTGCACCCTGCCAAGAGCTTTGCCTGACATATCGCGCTTGGCACGATCCTCAGCAAACATCAGCTCACGCTCGGTCTTCTTGATGTCTTTTTCTGTATCCCGGATCTCGCGCAGAGCGCCGCTGTACTGCTGCACAGCTTGGCGGCCAGCATCAGACAGGGCTTGGAATTCTTGACCCTTGCGAGCACCCATCAATCCAAGACCAGCCATTAGCAACGCCTCGCCCTTGGCTTCTTCGCGGCGACCCTTCAGCTCCTCACGACGGCCAGCCTCTTCTTCACGCATACGCTTGTACAGGTCAGTATCTACGCCAGCCTCACGTTCTGCCTCACGCTGCGCCGCCATCTCAGTCTTGACGTCGGTTGGCTTGGGCATGTCGTACGGGCGGAACTGATAGCCACCTGGTAGCGACAATCCTTGATCCTGCGTGGAAAGTGTTCCAAGAGCTGCGTTAGCCGCATCGTTTGCACGAACCATTTCCTCCGGCGTGCCAGCAACCAGTCCACGGCTTGCATATCGAGGGATATCACCGCCATCAGCAAACGCCACGATGCCGCCGCCAGCCATGTTCTGTAGGCCACTCGGCAAACCTGCTACGCCCTCACTTGGCTGAGGGGCACCGGGAGCGCCCATGATTCCTGCTTGTGCGCCAGTGGGAGCTGCTGCCAGCACATCCTGAGCCACGGTAGTCTGCGGCGGCTGCATGGCTGACTTGGAGATACGGTCAATCATCATGCCGGCCATCAGGGCTTCCTGCGGACTAACCATCCCCATCTGCACCATACGAGCCAGCTCAGGCTTGCTGTACTTTGTAGCCAGCTCGCGGACGTTATCTATCCGCATCCCGAAGTCATCGCGCTTCATGATCAACCTTTCGAGAGATGTTCAACTGCCAGATCTGCCAAGCCGCCACTAGCAAACAACTTGCTTGCCCCGTACAGCGCAGTGCCCATACCAGCTAACTGAGCCGTGGTGGACGGAGGCGCTTGATACAGCTGCTGCGTAGTCTGCGTCGGCACACCCTTGAGCATTTCCTGCATGAATGCAAGTTGCTGGTAAGGGTACTGTTTCTGCTGGAGAAAGTCTTCGTACTGGCGGGTAAGCTGCGCTTGCTGGAGAGCCTGACGCTGCTGACCTGCTGCTTGCAGGGCATTGATAATCGCCTGCTGTTGCTGCATCTGCTCTTGCCCAAGCTGCCCAAGACCCTGTGCTGCTTGTAGCTGAGTCTGCAATCCCTGCATGGTCAGACCTGCACCGTACTGACGAGACTGCTCCTGCGCCTGCTGGGCTGCCAGCGCACGCTGTGCCTCTGTGCCGTACAGATTCTGAGCCTGCTCGTATGCAGCTTGCAGACCGGCCTTCTGAATGTCGCCCTTCTGCGTAGCCAGATTCCTGGCTGCCTCTGCTTCAAGGATAGCCTGACGCGATCCGCCATACGCACCACGGCTGACAGCTGCTGCCTTCTGCTGCTGGGCTGCGATATCCGCCTGACGCTGGGCTTCGCGCTGCTGGATGTCAATGACGTTCTGGGCGTACGGAGACATGTACAGGCCAGCCAATCCCGGCGTGGTAAAGCTTGCGGTGCCAAACTGCTGCGGCTGGTACTGAATGTCGCCTGCCTTGAGGCCAGCGCCCGTAGCAAACTGTGATGCGGTGCCAAGCTGCTGAGACGGGCCAAGGTTGGCCACAGCTTGCTGGGCAGTCAGCTGGAACGGATCAAACCCGGCTATGCGCTCACCCTTGTAGGCGGTGTAAGGCGTAGAAGCTTCAGCCATCGCACGCTGCGCCGTCTCCATGACCATCGGCTTGAACTCTGCCGGGTAGGACAGGTTCGTCACAGTCTGGCTGGTTGGGGTTTGAGATCCGCCTCCGCTGTCATACAGACGGATCTTGCCGCCCTCTGCCTTGAATGCGCCAAGATCACCGGGGATAAACCCAGCTTCCATCATTCCAAAAGATATACGGCTCATGGTAGCCCCTACTCAAAAAATCTTTGGTACGTAACGCTTTGAGCTGTGTAACCGTACCGCTCTGCGTGCTTTTTCCAACCCGGCCTGCCAACGAACTCGATGCCTTGGCAGCCAACCTGTTTCGCATAATCCTCTGCGTACTGCTGCATCAAGTCCTCAATCTGCTTCATCTGGTTCGGCAACATCGCCGCATACTGGATTACAAGCATCTTGAACTGCGGGTACTGCTTGATCTCTGTGACAAAGTGGCCGTGTGCTTCCGTGGTCTCTTCGTCAAACACCACCCACAACTGCATCTGCCCGGTAAAGAGAAACCGCAGAATGTCGTCTACGGTCGCTCTTCCTCTGCTGCGTTTGGCTGACTCTACTAGGTACGGCATGATTGCCGGGATTGTCCCAGCTATACCGCCGTACGGTATCAGCGCAATGTTCAGCTTCATACTGGCAACATATTCCTAGCCTTTGCGTCTACCGCCACTTTGTTTTTGCCAACCGTTTTCCCACGCGCCCGCTGGATTCTTTCCATCATCGCGTACAGTTCACGAGCACCAGCATCCGTGGAACCGTTACCAAGCTCAGACACAATTCTTGCTGGAATTACAAATTCACCATCAGCAAGACGAGCAGGCTGCCTGCCCCCAATAGAAGCAGGAATTGAATCACTTGTTCCATTTCCTGGCCCTTTCAACAAACGACCACCGTCAGAATAATCGCCCAAGTGATAGCCGCCTTCAGCATATCCACCAGCGGCCATTTGAGTCACACCCTGAGGCTGCTGTGCGCGGAGTGCCGCAAGTATCGCCTCAATAGACTGCGGAGACTGCGCTGCATAAGGCTGGAATCCAAACGTATTTTGAGGTTGGGCAGCCGCAAACTGTAAACCAGTCTGTAGCTGCGGAGCTTTCTCTGCTGCCTGTGTGGCCAGCGTCTGCAATCCCATCTGCTCTGTAAACGTCGGGTTCAAGGGCATCGCGCCTTCCAGTGTGACAGCCCCACGCGTCAGCGGAGCTTGCAGACCGGATGCTGTTGGCTGAACGCCGGCAGTAATTCCACCAAGACCAGGCGCTGCCTGTTGCTGCGGCGTGAACTCCAAGACTGTGCCCGGCGCGTACTTTGGTGCAGCTACTGTAGGCGTCGGAACCAATGGCTGCGTTAGCTTGCCAAGATATTCTTGCGAACCTTTCAAGACTCCCTCCAAACCTTGAGGAGTCTGCTGCGCACCCATGTACTGGTTGAGTTCCTGCATGGTAGGCATACGGCCAAGCACATCACGATATGCCGTAGATACCTGTTCAGGAGTCAAAGATGCCGCAAGACGAGCTTGCTCTGCCAGCGCATCTTCCGCAGACTTCTGCTGTGCTTGGAATGCTTGCTGGGCAACAGTGTTCAGGTTCTTCAGATACGCCGGCTGTTGCTGCAAGAAATTTCTCATCTGGTTGAAGTTGGTGATGTTTGCCTTCTTCATCGCAGAAAGTTCGCCGCTGGTTGGCTGGCGGCCAATGTAATACTGGAAGTTTTCCTTGAAATCATCGTCCGTGTACTTCATGGCAGCTTTGACATCGGGCGCATTCATTGCGTACTGCGCGATAGCAGCATCCGTAGTCTGCGTGCCAAGGAACTTTTCCATCTCCGCTTTGGTCGGGCGACGTCCAGCCACGTCCTCAAACACGGCCGATATGTCTTTCTCTTCCATCAGGCGCTTGGTTGTGTCGTAGCCGGGCACTTTTGTAAACGGCTTGAATTCCGTAATAGGAGGCGCTTCTGAAGAAAGAATCAGATTTCCATTCTTGTCCTTGATGTATTTGGGCGTATACCCTTCAGCTGCTGCGCCTGATTTAAGAGCATCAATCTGCTTTTGAATTTCTTGCCTTTCAGCACCACTGGAAAGCGTTCCGGGCAAAGCATTTTTCTGCGCTTCCAAAGCAGCAATCTTTGCCTTGACATCCTCTGAGCTAGCAAGACTTTTGGTAATAGACTGTGGGCGGATAGCTTGGATACCAGATGCTTTACGTCCAGTCTCTTCTTGCCATGCCTGCTTCTCAGCATTCAAAGCATCTTGATACTGGTTGTACTTGGCCATCGCGGATTCATTCTGTTCACGAGCCTTGTTAGTCGCAGCCTCGTTGGCAGCAACCAGCTTGTCTCGCTGGGCAACAGCATCCTGATACTGCTTGGCCATGGCAGCAGCACTCTTGGCAGGTGTTGCCTCTTTGCTCATCGCAGCAATCCGAGTATCAAAGTCTTTGATGGATGCTGAGTAATCTTTCTTAAAGTTGTTGTAGTCGTTCTGGCGGTTTTTAATGGCGTCGCCAAACTCAGTATTTACCCCAGCAATCGCTGACTGCTGCTCGCGCTGAATATCAGCAATCGCAGCCTGCTTCTCTTTAGCCGGCCGCCCCTTGTCAGCTTGAATCTCTTTAATACGATTAGAAAAATCTGCGTTAACTTCTTTCAGTCGATTAGCCTTGTCCTTGTTGATCTGCGCGATAGCTGCGTTATATTCCTTGGCGGCATTAGCAGACTCAGCAGCACGGTTCTTCTTTTGTTCCTGCAAGTCTTTGATCTGGCTTTGCAAGTCGTTGTATCGACCTTGAACTTCATCAAGGTTCTTGTACTTTTCTAGGCTGGCAATTTTTTTGTCGATAGCAGCCGTGCTTTGCAGCTTTGGCTTGATCTCTGCCGGCTTTTGCACAGCCTTCAGCTTGGAAACAAATCCACCTGTGGCCATGTTGACCATGGACGCAAGCCCTCCACCTGCCAGCTTCTGCTCGCCGGTATACGGATCTACGTTCTGGTAGTCCATAGGCTTGAAGACGTTTTCTGAGATAGGGTTGTTGCGTGGAACCGCGTAGCCGTACGGACGAATATTGGCCATCGGGTAGTTGGTGTTCTGGCCAGTAGATGCCTGCTGAGACATCTTCTCAACAGGCAAATCTGCTAGACCGCCATCAGCAAAGTAACGACGCTCGCTGGTGCCTGTGTACGGGCCAGCCTGATAGTTGCCGCCAGACTGAGCGATGCGGTTGTAGGTAGGGTTGAACGTCTGGTAGTTGGTAACGTTCTGCTGGCTTGGCATCTTTTGCTGTTCTTGAGACAGCATCAGCGTAGACAGGCCAGCACCAATCAAAGGCATTTTGTATTTCTTCAGGAACTCTTCGCGCTCTTTATCAGCTTGATCACCGGTACCAGTAATTAAATCAGCAGCCCGGCCGCCCATAGTTTTCAAGCGATCCATGATGCTGCTCTCAACGCTTGGAGCAACTGCTGGCTGTGTGGCGCTTGTGCCGCCTGCTGCCGCAATTGCTTTGCTCATATCGGGCGTTGTGGAAACTACTGGAGGTGTTGCTGGAGCGGGCGCACCCGGAAACATAGCATTTACGTTTGTTCCTTGTATTCCTGCAAATGTGCCGGAAGTTGAAGGAGTAAGCGCAGCAGTAGGGGCAAGAGAAGGCGCTACCGCCCCCGGAGTCAAGGAACCATAAGCCATAGCAGGGGCAACCTCGGTCGCCGCTGCCGATGCTACCGGAGCAGCAGCCGCTGCCGCACCACCCAAACCAGCAGCAAGACCAGCGCCACCGTATGCGCCCAAGCCCATCATCAAGCCTTTACCCAAATTACCAGTAATGGCAGTGCCAGCAGCACCAGCAATCAAGCCAGCGGTCATCGGATTAATAGCACCGCCAGTGGCAACCGTCAGCCCAGCGCCAAGCAAAGTCGGGAGAATGCCCGACAAAAAGCCCGCTTCGGGCAGTCCGGTTTCAGGGTTAGTGGTAAGACTTCCACCGTGCGCCATGGCCAAGGACTGAAGGCCGCTGACCTCGCCCGGGGTCATATGGACAAGGACTTTGTCGTCGCCCCTGCCGGCGCTCTGGAGGTGTTGGGCTAGGGTGTGCAGACTCATAACGCACCTTTGAGAAATTTTGTCAATCGTATCACGCAGGCAACCTCGAAACAAAGGTTACTGTAACTATTACAGACGGTATCGATGGCCTGACAAACGGGCTAGATTGGGATGGCGCATACCCTAAAACTACACTTGGATTATATGCAACCCATGCCAAATCAATAACTGAATTTGATTCTACTGTTGCAAAGAAATTCCACGCCGCAACAGCCGCTCCATTAGAGCTTCCGTGCTTGCTGGGAATGGTCACTTGAGTGGCTGATTCGTAAACATCAGAGCCATTAACTCTTAACCAAACGTCAACATCATGCGCTTGGGAGTCCGTGTTGAAAAACTGGGCACTGAACTGGTAGTTGTAAATGCCTGGGTACTCAACTCGAACACTGCCATTCGACAATGAAGTGGCAATCGTTGCATTCGTGTCCGTATTATTTAGGGAAACAATCGTGACCGTGTTCGCTGTCGTGCTTTGCCCAATATTGGAGAAAAACGCACCGCATGGAACGCTGGCAAATCTACCACCAGCATCAGAAAAAAACGCAGAAACAGCTCCACCAAGCTGCTGAAAATACAAACGAAGTACGTTGTTGAGCTGATCTTGGTACTGCCGATTATAGTCAACCGGCCCCAGCGGTAAAGCCGGAACCGGAGGGATGATTAACTGGTTCGTGATGGTGTTGTTTGCCATTACCTTCTGCCATCAGCACGCACGTCAATTCTTGGAGCGCCCAACTGCCACGCACAGCCGATCTGATCTGAGCTGACTTTGAATGCCATCTGGCGGCCACGCAACCTTGTGTACACAATCTGTGTGAACTCTTGAACCGTGTAATAACGAGCGCCGTTATATGACTGGGTAGATGCCACCGTTGGAGAATCTGCCGTGCCGTAAGGAGCACCAGGGTTTTGCCGTGGCCTGACCGTAAACGTCACCTCTGGCTTGTTAGGTGCCGGCGTGCTGGATCCGTCAAACGTAATGTCAGGGATCATTCGCCAGACAAAGCCAAAGTTGTGGCCATCACCGATGTCAAAGTCAGACGACTGGATGTACGCACTGATTGGATTAACCTGACCACTGACCTCGACGTCATCATTGCCATTCTCGTGGTACACGATGGTGTAACTGTAGGTTGCGCCCATGGGATACGAACGCAGCGGGCTGTCCAGCCATGCCGTGCGTCCTAGCGTGCCGTAGTACCAGACCTGATCCAGATAGTTGTACACAACGTACCGGTCAATTACGGTCGAATTAGCCGAGCAGTAGAACCACCAGATCTCGCTGTAGCCCTCGTTCGTGCCGGCAAAGAACTGGTACGCCTGATCAAGATTGATGTCATCGTAGACATACTGACGCAGGCTACATGGTAACGTTTCCACACGTCCGGTATAGGCATAGAACTTGTCCGTGCCCATCCAGTACGTGATGTTGTTGGCCGTTGCCACTGCGTTCGGGCCTGCTATTGAGATGTTGTCCGACAGGATATTGAAGCCCCAGACGTACGGCGGCCCAAGATACTGCATTGAGAATACCGACGCATCTGTGAATACCAGTATTTCCTGACGAGTCTGCTGCGCGGTAACAATCGTCGAGCCGGACGACAGGCGGAAACTACCTGCCTGATTGGTAATAGCAGGTGCCCAGACTTGGTAGTTTTCCTGATCTGACCAACGGATTAGCAGCGGATCTTGCGATGTCTCGCCATAATCGTTGACGCCAAACGCAATCACAAACCGGCTGGAGTCAGACACCATTACCAAGCTGGCGATGCTTGGGCAGCTTGAATCCGTTTGGTATATGCCCGCGCTAGTGCTGGACAGCAAGGTTGCTGGGGTAGAAAACAGCAAGTTACCAGCGCCAGAGTACTGCGGCACCCACATGTACAGCGCACCGTTACGAGGGTTGATGATCAAGTAATCACCAAAGTTTGCCTCAGACCACAAACGCAGCTGCTGTGGGATACCGAACGCTGCCGACTGACCCCAGCCGGTAAACGTTGTTGCGTTGTAAACCGTAGTTCCCAGCGTGTGGCTTGTGGCCACAGTGCCGTTTGCACCACGCGTTGCGCCCGTGAACGTCGTGGCAGTATTGCCAGAATATACAGCCAGCTCCTGATCCATCAGGATGGTGCCGGTAGCATTTGAAAACCCAGTCGTGGACGCAACCGCAATCGTTGTATTGGCAGCATTCAAGGCCAGAGACAGAGTTGTCTGCGTCGTGCCAGAAACAAAACCGCCCCACAGACCAGCGCCCCAGCCTGTAGCAAAACCATACGTAGCTACACCAACGTTGATCTGATACACCGCCGTGACCGTGCCGCCGCCAGTAGCCGATGAAGACGCGGCCGTAGCAGCTGCGATCGTGTACGTGTTGGTAGTGGCAGAGACAATCTGGTACTCGCCATTGATGGTCAACCCACCTACGGCCGATGCGCCTGAGAACGTCACAAAGTCGCCGGCAATAGCGCCATGATCCATGTCGGTCACAGTCACCGTCCTAGAGCCGGAGGTCGTGGTAAACGGGTTTGTCAGGACATTCGTGTCACGGATAGGTGTGATGTCGTTGTATGTACCACCGCTCTCGACGTAGTACTTCAGGTTCGTGCCGACGCCCAGAAGGTTATAGCCGCGCAGCGTTACCCAGTTCCACAAGGAACGAGCTACACCTTGATACGTATTGCCGGAGATTGGCTGCCAGCCACCTAGCTTCTGCGGGTAGCCGGAGCGGAAACGGATCTTGTCGCACTCAAACCAGCCGCCCTCGTTGGCAAGAGAAGTACCCTCACGGTTTACCCCAGGCCTCAGTTGCAGTTTCTGTAATGGCACTTTTGCTCACCCATGATTTATGGCCGCCATCACTTTGTCGTACAAAGCTTGGCGAGCTTCAAGCCCAATATAACCACCGTTGATCTTCTTTGTCATCCCTTTGATATCACCAGAATCGGCAAAGGGAGAAAGATTGTTTGTCTTCCAAAACCAGCCGGCAGATCGAGCGGCGTACATAGGTTCCAACAACAGGTCAGGATTGGCCACTAGGTCCACGCCCAGCGCATCTCCGCACCGTTTGTAATTATCTTTGCCAGTTAACTGTTTGGCACCCCTTCCCCGAAACTTCCAGCCCTCGCCTGACTGCGGTGGGCCATTACCCATCCGTGAGCTGTACACCAAGTTAGCTATCAGCTCTGGCTTTTTCTCAATTGACAGCGCAACCTTGGTAGGAATCAGCGCACCCTTGGCATCGCGTTTGGGCTTCTTGTTGGGGCCGAGTTCAGCAAACCTGTTAGGCCAGCAGGCCGCCAGCGTCGCAGCCCGGTAGTTCAGGTTCTCCGTCAGCATGGTGTAGCCTCCAGACTCGTGCGATGTCTGGGCTAGGAAAGCCGCTATCCTTTGCGGGGTGTTGATCTCAAACTCAACACAGGTCTCAATGATAGGCTGCAACCACTTGTCGGGATCCTTGATCTTGGCCGCAACCAGCAGTGGGCTAGTCAAATTCACTTGCCAATCTCCTTCATCTTCTTGTCAGTGTCTTCCTGTGCTTTGTTGGAAGATCCGTACCAGAAACGTATCAGGCTGTTAATAGCCGTACCAATCAGGAAACCAAGGATGATGTTGATGAAGTCACGATTGTGATTGTCTACTGGTGCGAAAGAAACCGCAAAAAAGTAGATGAATGAGACTATCGTGATGAACCAGCCGTACAGATATACGTGCCGGCGGATGATGGGGTCTGTGGATTTCATGGCTTCCATCTGCATGTCTGTTGCACGTTGGGTGGACTTCTCGTCCAGCTCTGCCATGAACTCGGCGTGGCGGTTAGCCTCTTCTTGCAGCTTGGCGTTGTACTCAGGGGTAGCTTCTCCTTCAGGCTTCAGCTCCATCCCGAGCTTTTCCTGAACCGCATCCACACCCTTCTCGATCACTTGGTCTGCAACCTTGTGCATACCGTTCTGGATCAGGTTGGAAACAATACCAGCTACGATAGGTAACATCTCAGTCCCCCTGCATCATCAACATCATCTTGAGCCGCAGCTCACGCATTTTCTTTATTTCTTCTACCGCCACCGCCGTCGCATTGTGCGCATCCATCAGCGCCATCCCAATCAACGGTATTGCTACTACAAAGGTCAGAGCCATTACTGCTAGACATATAATGACAATGACCGATACGTGTGACTCATCCTTATCAGGATTAGGACGGCCCACATCCACGCTGCTACGAAGAGGATTGCCCCAATCCAAGTTGCCAGATTTTTTATCTGGTTTACCGCCCTTCTGCGTCGCCATGATGCAATCTGATTCTTTCTCAGTTCGTCAGCCAAAGCAGCATTTTGCTCTTGCACTATCTCCTGCCAGGCTTTCTCCCACCGTGTGTACACGTTAGATAGCTCTGGCGGCGTCTGGTACACCATCATCTCGCGTACCTCTGAGAGCATAGAATCCAACTGCGTCCTAATCTGTATCCTGCGCAGCGCCCTCCGGGCTAGTGATTCGCCCCCCTTGTACAGCTTCCTGGCATTAGCCTCTTCTTCTATAAAAGCCTTGGCCAGCTTGTCATACTCATCTATGAACACACCTAACTGATCCCAGATGTTGTTCAGTGCATCCTGCGGGTGAGTCTGCGCTATCTTCTGCACCCGTTTTACTTCTTCGTTGTACTGCTTCGTCTGCTCAGGGGAAGGACTGACAATCTTGTGGTACTGCTCTTTCAGTTCCTTCAATATGCCGCCGACTTCCCCCGCCGTATTTTTTACATCTTTATAAAATTTGATGCCTTGTTTAGCGAGATCGATCGCTGTGGTTGCTGCCTTGAAACAAGCTGCAATCGTCAGCGGATCCACATCTTACGAAGCCTGCTGTGCTACCCAGCTAGTCGTCGCCTCATCCCACGAGTACATTTGACCGTCGGTAGGCATATCTACAGGAGCCTTCCACTGGCAGGTATCCTCGTTCAGTACCCAGCTTGCAAAGGGCTTAGGCGGGATGAACGCATCACGCTGCTCGTCAAACGTATAGCCGATGCCAGCGTAGTTCTTGCGCTTGTTGCCGTTGTAGCTGGTCTGTACCCAGCGACCGCCCAGCAGACGCTCGCAAAAAGCAGCACCGATGTACTCTTTCTCGATGCCAGCTGCGTCAGCAGTATCTTTGTTGTCCACGACAATCACTTGTTCGACCACGTTACCGGGGCCAAGTTTAGCGAAGTGCGCCATCATTCTTCTCCTAGTTGCAGTCCAGTTAAGCTCTCATCGACACCGATGTGCCCCTTGAGAAAGGTGTTAAATGCAATGCTGACACGAGTCTCGTTACCTACCTTCGTCTCAACCATGTGCTCAAGATGCGACGGGAACAGAATCAAGTCTCCCGCCCCTACCTCAAACCACCAGCTCTCAGAGTTCCAGTGATTCCATGTAGCAGGCTGAACCTTGATACGCTCGTAGCCGCTCTTGTAAAAGTAAATCTTGTCTACCGACCTGTCAGCCTGCGGGTAGAACACACCGCTAATAAAGCTGTTCGGGTGGGCATGTTTGTGGTGATACTGCCCCGGCTCCGTGTAGTTCGCCCATGACTGTGTGACATACAGAGCCACATCGCCCTTGGGATCGTGCACCGTTTTAAAGTATTCCAGCATCGCATCTTCAATAAACTCACGGATGTCGGTCAACTCCTTACTAGCCAGTATCTTTCTGTTTGCGCTGGTCACATTGCCTTGGTTCGGGTACTTGTCTTGACCAAGAACAAAGTCAAGCTCAGTCTTGGTCAGCTCACGACCAAGCCGGAAGAACCCGATAGGCAGCGGGAAAAGGTTGTGGATGTTCATGCAACCGCCTTCTCAAACTCACGCTGACGACCGAGCAGCTCATCCAGTTGCTCCTGTGTCCAGATAGTGTTGATGCTGTCCTCGAAGGCTTTGATCTTCTCCATAGTCTCATGTACCTCTTCCATCGTAGGACATGGACGCGGGTCATCCCACAGGCTGAAGAAGTTGTTGGTGATCTCCCAGCGCGCACCCGGACGTAGCAGGTGCATCGCTGTATCAATGCCATATAACATTCTCGGCTTTTCCATTCTCACTCTCCTTTTATGAGTTTAGTTTTAGGATGACAATGCCAGAGCCGCCAGCGCCAGTAGCGCCATAAGTCCCCGGAGAAAACCCACCACCACCGCCGCCGCCCCCTGTGTTTGCGCTTGCTGCCGACGCCGCTGTTGATGTAACGCTGCCATTACCGCCACCGCCAGCGCCGCCGGTTCCCGCCGTCCCTGATGTGCCTCCACCACCTCCACCGCCCGCATAGGTAACTGACGATCCTGTAATAGCTGAAGCCGTTCCAGCGCCACCGTTACCTGCATTTGGAGCTGACGCATTACCACCGGCAGCACTTGCGCCGCCGCCACCACCTGCTTGAGCAGTTCCAGTGCCGCCACCGCCGTTATTTCCTTGCGCCGGAGATGTTGAAGGGGTGTTTCCTAAACCAAATCGTGTTGTGCTTGATCTATCTGAACCGCCACCGCTGCCTCCATTTAGTCCAGCAGGACTTGATCCATCACCACCCCCACCGCCGCCTCCAGCAGAGGTTATAGTGCTAAAAATACTTGGGCTTCCATTATTCCCAACAACAACCGCAGAACCTGTTTGAGGAAGGCCAGCACCTCCGGCACCAACTGTTATTGAGTATGTTTGACCCGAAGAAACAGATAATGCCGTTCCAGCTCTAAATCCACCAGCGCCACCGCCACCACCTGTATATCCGCCACTTGCACCACCAGCAACAACAAGATAATCCACGCTGGTAACGCCCGGAGGAACAGTCCACGAGCCTGATGCGTTGAATGTCAGTACTCCTGTCTGTGGGGCTAGATACTTGATGATGACAATACCGCTGCCGCCTGATGCGCCAGAGCCAGAAATGCTGCCAACAATTCCACCGCCGCCTCCACCACCGCCGCCGGTATTTGCCGTTCCAGAAGTAGATGCTGTTCCGCTTCCAAATTGACCGTTTCCTCCGCCACCTATGCCACCTATTCCAGCATTGAAAACATTGTTATCTCTTCCGCCTCCGCCGCCACCAGCGTAATTTACAGACGATCCGGTAATTGTTGATGCAGTTCCGTTTCCACCATTACCTCCGGGATTACCCGCAGTTACTCCAATTTTTCCTTGCTCGGAAGCGCCGCCTCCACCACCGCCAGATCCAGCGGCAGACGTTGAAGTTCCAGAAGCCCCATTATTTCCTTGGCTTGGATTAGTAGCGGGTGTATTTCCAGCACCTCCAGCGCCAGCAGGGCTGCTTGCGCCACCACCTCCACCAGAACCGCCAGCAGATCCTGTATTACCAGCGGTATGGCCCCCACCGCCCCCATTAGAAGTAATAGTGGAAAATACTGAGTTACCACCATTTGCACCAAGCCCCGGAGCAGAACCAGACCCAACTCCCCCCGAACCAACAGTAATTGTGTAGGTAGTTCCCGGTATCACTGGAAAAGCAGTGCCAGTACGAAAACCCCCAGCGCCGCCTCCACCAGCTCTATCAGCACCACCGCCACCACCACCAGCTACTACAAGGTAATCCACCTGCGACACGCCCTGCGGGCATGTCCACGAGCCAGAAGAAGTAAATGACAGTACGACAGTGTTCGTAGGAATACCGGGCCACACGCCAGCCTTGATGGCTTGCAGAGCCTGCTGCAATGTCCAGATGCCCGATGCCTGCGTCGTGCTCGGCAACCTCGGAGCTTTCGTCATTATTCTGCCGGGATAATCACTCATGTCTTACCTTATTGATTTACTCTGATGATGACGATACCTGAGCCGCCGTTGCCGCCAGCAGATGTAAAACCAGCCCCTCCACCGCCGCCTCCGCCAGTTCTGGGAAGGCCATCAGTACCAAAGCTAGGAGCCGTACCAGCAGGATTGCCGTTAAACCCGCCAGCGCCGCCGCCGCCAGCGCCGCCAGTGCCACCAATTATTGCGCCTCCAGAACCGCCGCCGCCACCACCGGCATACGTTACAGACGAGCCAGATAGTGTAGATGCCGTACCAGCACCGCCATTTCCTCCGGGACCGTCAACACCACCAGCAGCAGCACCAACCGCAGATGCACCACCACCACCACCGCCGCTTCCATAAGTACCGTTTGATGTTGAACTACCGCCATTGTTACCTTGACTCGGGCTTGTAGATGGCGTGTTGCCAGCGCCACCAGTGCCAACAGATGTTCCGCCAGCACCACCACCACCAGAACCACCTGCTATTCCAGTTACAGCGCCGTAACGCGCCCCACCGCCGCCACCATTCGCTGTAATGGTGCTAAACGTAGAATTTCCTCCGCTTGATCCAACAATTCCTCCCGGCGTACCTTGTGGACCGCCAGCACCGCCAGCACCTACAGTAACTGTATATTGAGTTCCGGCAGTAACGGATAAAGCGGTTCCTGTACGAAAACCTCCTGCACCTCCACCTCCTCCATGCGATGCCCCACCACCACCGCCGCCAGCAACAACAAGGTAGTCAACACTTGTCACGCCGACAGGAGCAGTCCATAGCTGGGTAGAAGTAAAGATGTATGTGCTTTGTGCTGGAGCTATGTAGCGGATAATGACAATGCCAGAGCCGCCTGAGCCGCCGTTACCGGGAGAACCCGGAGTAATATAAGCAGACCCGCCGCCTCCGCCGCCAGTATTTGTTACTCCATTACTTCCAGACGCTCCAGAACTAGTTCCATTGCCTCCACCACCAGTTCCGCCAATTCCGAAAGAATGCGTTCCGCGACTATCGCCAGCTCCACCGCCACCGCCAGCATAAGTTACAGAAGCTCCTGAAATAGATGATGTAGTTCCATTTCCCCCGTTTCCTCCGGGAGCTGTAGGTGTATTTGATGGGCTTCTTCCTGTTTCCGAAGCTCCACCCCCACCTCCACCAACACCATAACTTGTGTTATCAGTAGTTCCTGATCCGCCATTACTGCCTTGAGATGGCGTTGTTGCTGGAGTATTTCCTATTCCTCCAGATCCAGATCCGCCACCACCGCCTCCAGACGCCCCAGCGCCACCAGTAGTTCCTACAGATCCAGTAGCCCCAAAACCACCTCCGTTTGAAATTACGGTGCTAAATACAGAATTAGCTCCAATTGAACCAGAAGCTCCAGCTCCGCTTCCTCCAGCTCCACCGCTTCCAACAGTAATTGCATACGTAGATCCCGGAGTTACTGGAAATGCAGATCCAGTTCTAAATCCACCGGCACCTCCACCACCAGCGGAGTTTGTCCCGCCGCCACCTCCACCACCAACTACCAGATAGTCCACCGCCGTCACACCAGCAGGCGCAGTCCAGTAGCCAGATGCAGTAAAGGTCTGAACAACAGTCACCCCTCTAGGCCAACTGCCAAGATTCCAGATACCCGAAGCAAAGCCGGGCGTATACAGCGGAGAACTCGCGCTGATAATGTTGCCGGGATACCCGTGAAGTGCCATGTTCTACCCTTACGAGCTGATCTGTTCGTAGCTGACGGAGAAAGTAATTGCACTGTTCGTGCCGCTGGCGCAAACAATCGAGCGGTCTTCAGTCAAATAGCTCGCAGTCGTCTTGTCCATGACAATCAGCGACGCATAGGCCGGGACAGAAATGTTGGAAGCAATCGGGAATGCCGTGCCACCACTGGGAACGTTACCACTAGACACAGCACCATTACTGTAGAAAGACACAGTGACGTTGGCCGCAGTGTTTGTCTGATTGGCCGCAACAACCTGGTCAATCTTGAACACATTGCTTGTGCCAGCAGCGTTTGACACCAGCACAACAGTGGACGTATTCGCAGGAGTCAGAAAGTTTGTCTGACCGTAGATTTGCGTTACGTTAACAATATTTGGGTTTGCCATATTAATAACTCCTTAAGTATTCGATGGCCTTTAATAAAACCTCAGGATCCTCTTTCATGGAGCCAATTGCAACATTGCAACCATGGCATAACAGACCCCTTACTTTCCCTGTTGAGTGACAGTGATCAACATGAAGACCTCTAGCTGTTTTCGGTTCCTCATCGCAAATCTTACATTTGCCATGTTGCTTTTCATACAGCTCAATCAAAAACTCTTTGCTGACACCATACTTGTAGTTCCTAGAAGACCATCTATCTAACCAATCCCTACTGTGCCATCTTTCCTTGCATTCCTTCTTGTGACATTCCCGGCACACTTTATTTGTTCTGCCGCCATTTTTGTCAACGTAAAACTTAGCTATGTCAGTTTCCCCGCACTTTGGGCAGCAGGGCGGTTTTTTTATTGAATCGCCCTGCTTTTTTTTGTACTCAGGATCTGCCCACCTAGCTTTTGCCCTTTCGCTTGCCGCCTTTCTTTGCTCATCTGTCCACATGGCTTTATCTCCCAAAAGCCACAGTATAACATTTGGACGCTAGAACCCAAAAATGAGTGCCATAGCTATGCTTTTTCCTGTACTAATACCAGACGACGTGGGTGTCTGACTAATCCAGTGGGTTCCATTACTGGTCAGCACATTGTTCGCTGTGCCGGGCGCTACCAACGTAACCGTGCCGGTATTGTTGCCAACCATCACGCTGCCGTACGTCAAATTCGCCCTGCCAGTACCACCCTCTGAAACATCTACTGGATTGGTTAGAACGATGTTTGATAGCGTCAGGTTGCCAACCGATAGATCTGCAACGTAGTTAATCGCCTCCGCTATGTTCGTTCCGTCGTTGAACACAACCACAGACCTGCCAGCAGGAACCGTGACCGTCGTTCCAGTAGGAGTAGCATTACTGCCGTTTGAAATTACAACGGAGTTGGACAAGCTGTTGGTGATCAGGTACTGCTTGCTGATTGCTGGCACAAACAAAGTCTGCGCGCTGGTAATCGTGCCGCTCAGTACCAGTCTTAGATTACGAGCGGTCTGAGTTGCGTTGGTGTCTGTTAGCGCTATTGCGACGTTCGAGCTGGCAAACGTGACCGTAGCATTCCCGGTAATCGCCTCCTGAATCGCCGTACCCAAGTTCGTATTGGTGGTAGCACCCCAAGTACCAGCCTGGTCACCAGTACCAATCAATTCAAACTTGAGCTGGGAATATGTACTTGCCATGATCTTTCCTTACTGAGTGGTGTTTATGATCTGCCAGCTTGAGTTGGTTGTTGAACTAAAATCCGACCACGTTGCCGATTGCGGATTGTTTATCTGCACCCAACCAGCATTCTGGCCATCATCTATAAATTCCCACAAATACCTGCTTGTAACTATGTCATAAGCAGTAATTCTTTCTGATACTACCCTTTCATTCTGGCCCGCAGCCCCATCAAAATCAGCCGCATTGACCAGATCATTCAACGTGGCTTGGAATACGGCCAGAGCACTTACCAGATCAGCCACATTCACAGATTCTGTCAGCGCGGCATACGTATCTCTTATGCCAAACGAAGACTCTCTGCCTGTTGCGCTTTCTGCTATATCAGTGGCAATCGCAAATACGCTGAATGCCTGATCCGCTCCTGCAACATTCTCACGTACAGTAGACGCAAACTGCAAACCTGCGCTTACTACTTCTGCCGCCTTTCCTACTTCAGCCACCGACACAGACACCGTGTTGGTAACTCGTACTGTATCCGTTGCATACACAGACTCAGATACTGACGAGAACATGTTGGCTAGAGAAGAAACTATCTCTGCCGACCTTACGTTCTCAATTACCGAGCCAGCAAATACAACCAGCGTGCTGACGACATCTCTGCCTGTTGCCGACTCTGATACTGAACTTCCAAACGCTAATCCTGCCGATACTGTTTCTCTGCCTGTCGCCGACTCAATAATGCTGACCGAGAATGTCGACTGGGAGCTAACCTTTTCACTTGCAGAAACAGTATCAGAAAAAGTTGCTGCTATTGGCGGAGTTGCGGCTACATTTGTGCTGTCTCTGGCGGTTATAAAACCGCTTCCAAATCCCCAGCCGTTCTGCCCCCATGTGCCAGTGTTCCAGCCGCCATACGCGACGATGGGGTAGTAGACTGAGCATCCCCAGCCAGCCTGACCCCATGTGCCGCTTCCATAGCCGCCATCAACAATGGCCACAAATTACTCCGCAGCTTCAATTTCTGCTTCGCTGAACCAGCGTTCGCTATTCGTACCATCACTATTTGGCCACGACATCAGGTACCAAATAGTGCCATCTTCGTCCATGCGCATCCTGGTCACAGGACCCTGCGGTATGGTCGCTTTTAATTTCACAACGTCACCAACCTTGAACATGTCTTTCTCCAATTACGAGCTTAGGTTGAACGAGTAGGTAACGTTCAATACGTCACCGTTCACAACAGAACGATCACCCGGCGACTGAAAGTCTGCTGCTGAAAACAACAGGCCAGTCGTCGTGCTGGCAACGTTGCACAGGAAAGCGCCTGCAATATTGGCAGAAGCATTCATGGTGAACGATGCAGTCGATGACGCATTGTTAATATTTGAGATATTTGACAGGCTGGCTGCACCAAAGCTTACGGCCTTGCGATTACCGACATAGGACGTGTTCTCTTCCCATCCTGCATGGGATGCCAGCGTATCTCCGCCGGAGAACGTGGTGCTGGCAGAAGTGCCATTTACCAAGCCAATATACCAAGCAGCCGTATAACCGCTGCCGGTGAAATACTTGTTGTTCATGTCCTGCAAGCCGGTGTTAACCACCAGGTTCGGGGCAATATCCACCCACTTCTCGTTACCATCGCTATCAAAGCAGGTAAACGTGAAAACGCCGTGAGCTTCAAGGCCGTCAGCAAAACCTTCCTTGCTAGCGATACCACCGCTTACAGTCTCAGTGGTTTTGGATTTTTCCATAGTCATGATGACTCCTCAGTAAATACGAATCAGCGCACTTGACGCTGTATCTGGTGGCAAAGTCACGGTAAATGTGCCGTTGCCAGCTTGCGTCTTATCTCCACCAAAATCTAATGTCGCCACTGACGCATTGCTCTTGGTGAAGTTGTAGATCAATGCGCCTCGTACCGTAAACTGCGCCGGGTTCCAAACCACATTGTCAAAGCTTACATACACAATACCGTTACTCGTGGAGTTGATTGTCACGTTTGACAGATTTTGCCCGCCCTCCGTGTAGCCAACACCAGTAATCTCATTCGTCGTGGTGTACGCAGGCGTGTTCTCATTCAAGTCCGCATAACCATCGTACAAAGCCATCTTCAGCGTGTCCGACGCAATGTTCTGGCGGCCGTTCAAGATGTCCACCTTGAAGCTAGTAGTCAGACCTTGGTAAATCGTCATGTGACCCTCACCCTAGTCTGACCGCTACGGTACGCATCCTGACGCTCCATTCCATCGCCCAGACGCTTCAGTTGTCCCAAAGCCTCGTTGTACTTTGCCTCTACGTTGGCAATGAGATCCTGCTCACCCTTCATGTACAGGTATGCCTCGCGCAGAGCGCCGTACAGCAGCACCGGATCATAGTTATCCCCAAGCCAAGTACGACCATCTGCCGCTGTCGTGATTGACTCTGGGTAATAGTAGTAGTGCAGCTCAACGGTGTAGCCTGAGTCTGGCGTCGGGCCGAGGATAAACGTCAGCTCATCTGTAGCTACATTGCTGGAAACAGATGGGCCGAAGATAGCGTAGTACTGCGGCAACCCCGTATCTGCCGGCGTTGGATACGCCTCACGGATATAGTTCACATCCTTGTTTAGCAGGAAGTGATAAGCCTCAGTAGCTTGGCCGTAGTTCTCAATCACCGCAAGCGAATAGACGGCAAGAAAGTCTCCTGGCGCGGACAGGTACTTGTTACCAGCTGTCAGAATGCCAGTCTTGTTAGCTCTCAGGGACGGGAGCTGGACGGTGTTGTAGACGCGAGTTTCAGTCTGCTGAATGAACGTAGGAATGTAGGAGACAAACTCCTGTTCGTAGTTCTCAGTGTAAGACTGGATAGCGGCTACAAGCTCCGTATACGTCATGCCATCGGTCCCCTAGCCATTACGCCCTTGGTGGCTGCACCAGTGCCACGAATCTTAATGCCCGTGGTCTTTGTGTCCTCGCGACCAGGGTCGCCAGCAGACACACGCTGAACGGCCGTGCGTGGGCCAAGCTTGTCAACAGCAATATTGTTCGGGTCCTTCATCTTGGTCAGCTTGGCTTCAACCGTCTTGCCACTCATAGTGTGCGGTTTGGCATAGCTGGATGCCGGCAGGATATTTTTCTTGGCCATCTCAACCTCACTTGGTTGCTTGGTTCTTGATACGAGCCTCATTACGACCGTATTTTTTCAGATCGGACGTAGTTACGCCACCCTTTTTCATGCCTTTGTGCATACGCTTTTCATGGGCTTTGACCTCCTGATCAGCGATCTTTTTGACCTGCTTCTTATCCATCTGTCACTCCTAGTTTATGGTCACATTTGCGACCGTAGTCTGCGCCACCAAGTTGTTGGGTGTCAGCCCAGCATCATTTGCCCTGGATCCGCCTACCGGTGCCCATCCCCACTGCACGATCCGACTACCCTCTGCCGGGTATCCATCCTGCGTAATCGCAGTGCCGGAGTTGTATGCCGTCTGCAAACCGCTCATGCCAGACTGCCAGTACGATTTGTCCGGCCGTGGATCCCGTACCGCCTGTGGATCATTGACTGGGTACAGACCAAGGCTCAACTGAGGCTGATCCGGTTCCCAGCACGTCGGGCACACCTTGATCTTGACGTTCTTGGTCTTGATCGTCAGGGTCTTCAACACCTTGAGCATGTACCGGAAACCGCAGCGGTCACACTCCGAAATACTGTTCTTGCCACTAGCGTACTTACTAGGCATACATCACCTGTAGGTAATCATGCGTGGCACCAGACGATCTGGAGCCTTCTCCCTGTCCTCGCCTGCCGCCATTTCCCATGCCTCGTCGTACTGCGCCTTCAGGAACTGCAACCTCTCTAGGCCACCCGGAACCTTCATCGCCAGCCGGTATGCCAGCCCGCAGATCATGGCCTCGTGGAAACGGAATGGAATATCTTCCACATTCACACCGTTGCCGGCATCAACCATCCGACGCAGCCGCCAGTACACGAAGTAGTAGTACGGGGTCTCAGCGGTCCCCTGATCCGGGCTTGGCCACACGTTGATCTGCGGATACTGCGGCGTAGCGCCCGGTGCATCCGTTGTCTGGCCACTACGGCGGTTTACCCATACCTGGATCGGGCGGCCTTGCGTGAGTTTGTTCGGGATCGTCGCGTAGGTCGAGACCGAGATACGGTTGATGTTGATGTCTGACTGAGTGCCGATCTGCCCAGGATTGGTTCGAATAACATGTTCCAGAAGATCCACGGTGTCAATAGGTAGATCATAGGTAATCGTCCCCTGTATCAGCGGAATGGTTCCCTGCTCAATCGTCCACAAGTTGATGCCGCGATTCGCCCACTCCGTCAGCAACAGGTTCAGGCTGCGCCGCGCCGTGCGAAAGTCGTAACCAGTCCGCAGCTCTAGGCCGCAACGCTCGAACGCCTCTTCAACGATGTCGTTGAGAGTAGGATTGAACGCCGTTGTACTGGTGGTATATGGCATTTACTTCTTCCTAGCTGCCCAGATGTTATCGACCATGTTCGGGTAAGGACGACCAGCTGCCTTTGCCCTAGCCTTCGCGGCAGCCTTTTTCGTTGCCGTCAGAACCGATGGTTTGCCAAGCTTGGCAGGACGCGAACGCTCCCAGATCGGCTTTACCTTTCCGCCCTTCTTGTACTCAGTAAAGTCAGTATCATCCCGGCGAGCCTTGGTCTTCGCCTTGGGCATTTTGCTGGGGGCGATATCCCCCATGCCGCGTGACGGTCTCATATCAGCACTTGCCGCCGTATTTCATGCCTTTGCTGCCGGCCATCTTGACCATGGTGCCTTTGGTCTTGCCCTTGGAAGCGACGCCATCACGGCTAGGAGCTGCGGTTTTAACCTTCTCCATTTTGCTGTGAGCAAAGCCGCCCATCGCCATCTTCTTCACGCCACCACCTTTTTTCATGCCAGCCATTTCAGCCTCCTCATGTTTAATCATTGACTTGGGAGCGCCCTTCTTTTTCATGAAAGACACTTCTTTCTTCATCATGGTCTTGGACTCAGCCATACCGCCACCTTTCTTTTTGGAAAGCCCAGCCTCCGACAGCCCAATTGCAATCGCCTGCTTGGGATTGGTCACCTTCTGGCCAGATGAAGACTTCAACTTGCCAGCCTTAAACTCTTCCATTACCTTCTTGACCTTGACTTGGCCGCCTTTCTTGAATCGCTGCTGCTGACCCATCTGGTCGTTCGGGCCTGCCATCGCCTGCGGCTGCATGTTGAAGGTCTGGTTCATGCCACCATTCTGGCCGCCGGCTTGCGGTTGGTTGCCATAGAAAGGATACGTAGGCTGCTGGGTCTGGCCAGTTACTCCTCCATCAGCAAACTTTTTGCGCTTTCTCATACCATTTTCCCTCTGGTTTTGCCGCGTTGCGCACAGCCATCTGCGCGGGATGAGGCGGTGCCACCTTTCTTCATCCCTTTAGATTTTTCGTACGAGTCGTATTCTTTTTTTACTCTGGCATCTTTTCTTGCATTTTCTGCGTCTAAGGAAATCCCAGATTTTTTAGACTCAGCTTCGTTTTGAGCTTTTTCTTTTGCCATTTTATTGCGAACAGCAGAAGTCAAAATACCCGCACCAGCAGCAATTCCAGCAGGAATACCAACGGCAGTAAGCAATTCTTTGTCGCTACCTACATTAGGCTTGTCTTCTGAAGAATAATCAGACATAGGATCCAAGCCGCGAATAGGATTTTTCTTGGACATGATCAATACACCTTTCCACGGGTTTTGCCGCGCTGTGCGCAACCGTCAGCACGGGATGATGCGCTGGAAACTTT